ATGAGCGAAACGACTCTTCCAGCTCTCCAAGCGGCGAGCGTGGATGCAGGAATTGAATACGACGGCCGACTGCATCTCTACAACAGACTCGCGGATGAGATCGAGTTCTCAATCAAAGAGAAGCTCAGCAACACCGAGATCAAGATCCACTCCCTCACCTGCCGAGTGAAGGAGCGGAAGAGCTTCCTAGATAAGATTCTCCGAAAAGGTTACACAAGACCAATGGAGCAAACTCCCGACCTTGTGGGCGGGCGAGTGGTCTGCCTATTTGTCAAAGATCTACCCAAGATTCAAGAGATAATCGAACAGAGTTTCGACGTCAAGGTTGTTGAGAACAAAATTGAACAGCTTCCTTCGGAAAGCTTCGGATATATGTCAGTCCACTACGAATGCCTGCTTAACGACGCCCACCGAGGCCCCCGCTACGATGAATTGAAGGGGATACGATTCGAGATACAATGCCGAACCCTCCTCATGGACGCATGGGCGAATGTTTCCCACCACCTCGCATACAAGGGAGAAGCTAGCATCCCGCCCGAACTTAAGAAAGACTTCCACGCTCTCAGCGCCTTGTTCTACATTGCCGACCAGCAGTTCCAGCAGATCAACGACGCATCGGCTATATCCGAGATGAGTGCTGCCGCGACGATCGCGCTCAGCGCCAACGTTGACGTCGGAATCAATCGAGCTACGCTCAAGGCCCTTCTTTCCGAGCTATTCCATGAACGCGAACAGGACTCGGATGAAACCTTCTCGGAACTTGTAGAACAGCTTTCAGCGAGAGAGATCATTGGGATCGGCAAGCTGCGCAATCTCCTCCAGGAAAACAAGCGTCGCGCGGAGCAAGATGAGGTCGATGACATGCCCTACAGCACCCTAGATTCCGAAGTCCTATCCCCGTACACGCAAGTCGGGTTCGCACGTAGCTGCCTCACCATGGCGTTCCCTGATGAGCCATTTTTCGTCCATATTGAGGACGATGACGATGTCTTTTAGAACTCAATCAACCACGGTGAATCGAACCTAAAAGGAACCGCCTCCCCATGCAGTCTCACGGAAGGCGGTTTCTCAATTCAGATTAGCTGATCGCCGTGTCAATTTTCACGACGCCGGACGGGCGCAGGACCGAAACACCGAACCGGCCCTCGACAAGGAGACGCTGAGCGTTCTGCTTGAAGTCGTCGCCAGCAGTGCCCCACTCGACCACCAGTCCGTGGGTGTCGGTATCTACCTTCACCGCGTCCAGGTCCAGCAGAACCGCCATCTTGATCGGCAACGCAGTGGACACAGTGACCGGCACACCGTGCAGCTTGCGCGCGGCGCGGTCAACGGCAGTGTGCGCCAGGTCGAACGAACCGCTGGTGTTGCGGGCCAGTTCGAGGGCTTCCCAGTCGGTCGGGCTGAGGACGAACACGCCCGGCTTGCGGCCCTGCGTTTCCAGCGAGGTAATCGCCTTGCGTGTGGTTGTCACGAGGTCCGTAGCGAACGCCTGCACCAGGACGCCCGACGTGGCGAGAACGCCCGTCATGTTGTTGCCTGTGCCGTCGCCATTGAGAACCTGAGCCTCTACCGCCTGCCGCAGCCCGTCCAGCATCTCAGCGTTCAGGAAGTCGCCCAACGCCGCGTTGTCGAGCAAGGTGTAGCGGTTCACGCCCTCGGACAGGTGAGCGACAACGGACAGCTCGCCGTTGACGTTCTCAACCGTGAACTTCGATTCCGGCTTGTTGCCGGCCTTCCAGACGCCAGCGTTGTTCTCACGCACGGTCTGCCGCAGGTACTGGTAGACCGGCGTGGTGTGCTGAGCGACCGCGAGCACGTCCAGGAACGACGTAGGCACCTTGTCCAGCTCAATCGGGGACTGAGACACCAGCGGCGTGCCGGTGACGGCTTCACCGGCAGTGGTAAGCGACTTCACGCCCCCTGCCTGCCCGAGCATCTGCCCCGCCAACTTGCTCGCAGCGTCCTTGGCCGACTTTCCACTCAACCCGAGAAAACGGCACTTGTTCACGCTCATACCTGACTTCTCCCCCTCGTTCACGACCGGCTCAACGCCCTTGCCCAGCTTCTCGACAGCGGCAACCAGCGCCTGTGAGTCGAGAGACGCCTTGATCTGCACGTTGCATTCCTCGACCTTGCCCAGCAGGTCGGACACCTCAAGGGCTTCCTCGTCGGTCAGTTCGACACCCGCGGCCTTGGCCCCGTCAACGATGCCCTGCATCTTGGCGACAGCCGCCGCCTTCTGTTCCTTGACGTTCATGACACCCTCGTTCTTCTTGGTGGTGACGCCCTGGTCACCCTTCACAGCTACAACCGACGTGGCACGGTTCGCGCCGATCGGGACAACGGAAACCTCGTGCAGATCAAGCTTTTTCAGGCTGACGTAGTTGCCCAGCTCTTCACTCTTGACCGGCTGGGAATCAAGCACGTCATAGGCGAAACTCAGGTTGTCCACCCGCTTGCCCTTGAGCATCCGGTGCACCTGCGCACCCTTGGGCGACTCAAGGTCGAGCTGACACAGCACCTTGAGGCCGTGCCCGTCCTCTTCCGCCTTGACGACGTGCCCGATATTGAAATCCGGGTCAGCCATGTTGTGCCCGAACAGCAGCGGAATAGGCGCACCCTTCGCAGCCCACGCATTGAGCGTTTCTGTGAAAGCGCCAGGTTCCACAACGTCCCCGTAGGAATCGACGTTGCCGAACACGCTGGCGTAGGCCACAAACTGCCCCTCGGCCAGTCCGTCGCCCGGCCCCGCCTTGAGCAGCGCCCCGCCGTGGTCCTTATGCGGCATCGACTGCCACCTCTTCCCCATCGTCTACACCGGCACCTGAGTGGTTGCCGGCCATGTTCAACGGCATTGCGAGCACGTCCCCGCCCTCGACCGCAGGCAGGTTCAACTTGGCCCGCGCCTCGTTCGGCGTCATGTACGGAACGCCCGTGGCTGCACTGAGTACAGCGGCCTGTTCCTCGAACGAACCTTGCAGCTTCTCGCCAAGGTTGAACTCGACATAGACGCCCGCAGCGTCAGCGAAGCGCGGCACCAGGAACTCGTTCAGCCTGGCCTCGATCATCGCCAGAATCGGCCCCAGAGTGTCGCCGTACAACATGCGCCGGAACTCACGAACATTCGCGTAGTTCGCGTTATCGAGCAGGCCCAACATGGTTGGGTTCACGTGGTAGACAGCGGCAACCGTTGTCAGCGCCAGCTTGGACGCCTCAACGTATTCCTCTTCCTTGGCTGAGAAGCCAACCCGCTTGAGTTCCATTCCGTCCTCAAGCACAGGCGTACCGCCCGCACTCGAACCACGCACGCCAGACCAGACGCTAGACCACATGCGCTTGAACCGAGAACGAGCGTCATTCGACCACTGAGGCGCATCCTTGGGGCGGGTTAGGTAAGTACCCACGCGCCCGCCACGTTCCCACAGCTGTTGCCGGAAACCCTGAGCATGTATCTGTTCCGCCAGGACCGCATTGAGCGCCTTGACCGGGCTTGATCCGATACGCGCGTCGGCAGGGTTCCAGCCGTGGAACACAAGCATGTTCTCGGCGCGCACCGCGACCGGCTCCGCGTCCTCGCTCAGCCTGACCAGATACGTGCCGACCTCGAACGCGGTTGACTCCTCAGTACCGACAACCCACCCGTTCGGCAGCGTCCGCAGCGAGAACCCGCCACCGTCTGCGGTTCGGTCCTCAACCATCACGTAAGCCACATCGAACAACGCCAGGTCAGCAACCACGCCGAACAAGAACTCGTAGCCCGTCTGAGACGCGTTCGGGCGATTGACCAGCGACGCCAACGGGTGATCCCGCAGCCGCTCACGTGAACCGTCAGCATCCCGCGTGAACGCATGTATCCCCAGCTGCGCGACATTCCGCGCCAGGAACGTAACCACCGTGCGCAAGTACGGCTGTTCCGCCCACAGCTGTTCCGGGCTGCGATACACCGCCTCGGTGCCCTCACCGACCATGACGCCCGCGTCATCGTCCAGGCTCACCGACCGCTTGGCCCCCTTGGACGTGAACAGCTTCACGCGTCCCCCTCAACTGCCTCAGCCACCGCCGCAACGACCGCAGCAAGACGCGCCCGTGACGCCGCCTGGTCAGCAAGCATCTGGTCACGTGCCGCAATACCGTCCCGGTACAGCCCGATTCGTTCCTCAATCGCGTCAGCCGCCCGTTCACGCCCTACGTCACCGACGTACGAATGGGCCAGCTCGAACGCAAGCGCAAAGAACAACGACTCAAGTCCGCCGTACTCCTCGAACGCCTCACGCAATACCCCGTCATAGCGGCCCGTGTCGCCGTCCAGGTACGCAACCGCCAGTTCGCTTGCCCTGATCTGCGACTCAAGGCCAACTAGCACCTTGTCCGTCATGCCGTCCCCTCTCCGATCCCCTGCACAGCCCGGCGCTGCCGAATCCCCGACAACGCCCCCGCAGTCACCACCTCGTCACCCACCGCCAAGTCCTTACGGCCCTGAGGCGTCAAACCAAGCGCGTTCAACAGCCGCAGGAACCCCGGCGACGGCTCACCGCCTTGCTTGTCGATCTGAGACGCCCACGACTTCGCCAACGCAACCGCTGCACCGTCAGACGGACGCAGATGGTCAGCCGCTTCTATCGCGGCACCGACTGCCGCCCTCAATTCGCCCATTCGGGCACCTCGTTTCAAGAAAAAAGTTCGGGGGGAGCGGATCACTCCCCGCCCGAAGGGGGCCAAGGATTGCACATTGCAGTGATTCCGACCGCCCCACCTACTCGTATTGCTGTCTCATTCGCTCTCTGAGCAACTTTCAGGGCTTGCCTGAGGGATTGCCTTAGGCTTACCGTCTTCAAGCAAATAGCGGTCGCTACCGCCGTAGCGTTGCCGCTTAGGTCTGATCCCCGGTTTGATTGGTGGATTCGTCCAGTCCACGCTTCCTCATTCCTGCCAGAGTCGCCCGCCCGCATTGCCCGATCTGGGCACGGCTTGAGGCTTTGGCTTTTCGCGCGCGAGCCAGCTTTCAAATGCCTTATCCCAGTCCTTGCGCACCCAACCGTTCTCAATGACGTAACTCTTGAAGTACGCGGCGACGGCTTCGAGGTCTAGGCATTTCTTCTGTGCTTGTTCTCGATGCTTGGCGTTGGGCTGCCAGTCGTCAGGAAGTGGTTCGGGCTTCTCGGTCCTCGCCACAGCTGTTGATGTTGTTGCAGGATCTGTTGGGGTGACACTGGTGACACCGGGCTTTGACACTGGTGACACCGGGCTAGCTGGGGCGGGTGTCATGGATGACACCGGGCTACCCGCACCGGGTGACACTGGTGACACCGGGATTTCGTGCCCTTCTGGATAGGTCAGGCGGTACTCACTGGCTATGCCGGCCTTGCCCGACTTCGCCCCTGACGCCACTTGCCCCAGCCACCCACGGGCCACGTTCTCGGCCAGGTTCCGCAACGCCTGACGCTTACTCAGGCCCGTACTAGCAACGATTCTTTCAATGCCGGGATGGGCACCGTTGCCGTTGGCGTCCGTGTAATCCCAAACCACATAGGCGACCGATCTAACCGAACTGGGTACGTCCGACGCACCGTAGGCTTTATGCCATTCAAACTTGATGCTCAGCTTTCTTCGCCACCTTCTGACCACCCAGCCCACGCGCTTTTTCCTCATGCACGTCAATGGCGTCATTGAGCGTGTCGCGCAATTGGTATGCCTCAGATTCCGTCAGTTAAACCGGTGTTCCGTTGAATTCCTTATCGCGTAGCCGGAAACTTCTTCCGTCAGTGCGCTTGTTGAGGAATGCACAGAATCGTTCGTCGTTCACGCTATGTCTCAATTCTACGAAATGGCTTGCTCACGACAATTCACGCATGTCAGCGCCCTTTGAAGCCGGGGCACGCGCGTTCTTCGTACCTGCGCACCATCTCGACCTCGCAGGCTGCCAGTGACTCGCGGTCGTACAGCCAGCCCTTAGACGTTCTGTGCGCCTTGACCTCGCCCGCGTACCGCCAACGCCTCAGGGTGCTTGCGCCGCGCTGTACGTACCGCAACGCCTGATCCTCGTTGAGCCATCGAGGGCGTCTCAGGTCAGGCGGCAACAGGTAGTCGGGTTGGTCCTGCCACCTCACGCAGCAGCGACCAGCAACGCAGAGATACGGTCCCTCTGTTCCGGCGCGAGAGGCGGGGCCTGATCCACGATCTTCCGCACGAACTCGGCGATGCGAGACTCGGCAAGCTCACGCTGCCTGTCGATCAGGTCTGACTTGTTCCATCGCTTTGCCGCAGCAGCTCGTCCGACTGCACGACGAAGTTCCGGCGATTCTCCGGCCATGTTCAATCCTTAAGGTATGGAAATGAGGAAAGCCCCAACCCGACTAGCGGGTTGAGGCTTGGCGACTGCGTGATGCCGTGGCATTGACTACAAACAACGTTACTCACGCCCGTGCCACGGGCTAAGTGACTCAGGACACAGTTCCCGTAGGTAACTGCTTTATGCCGTGGCATTCACTAACAACAACGCTACTCAGGCCCGTGCCAGATCTAAGTGACTCAGGACTCACCGAGCGCGAGTGCGTCTGTTCCCTCTCCCTGTTCCCTTTCCCTGTTCCCTTTCCTACATGTCATTCGCTGCAAAGTGCGGCAAAATACATGCGCAATGTTCAGTCCGTGCAACAGCATCCACTCACACAGCGACCTCGGCAACCTTCCAATCGACCTGCACACGTTCGACCAGGAGACCGCCGCCGGGTGCTCGCTGACCACTGCCCACAGGCAGCACAGTAACCGTCATGAGATGGTCGATGACCTTGCCTTTTAGGTCTGGCGATAGGCCAGCCCAAACCTCACCAACCCGTTCGCCACTGAGGGCTAGATTCGCCACAGGCGAAGTCTCACGCGCCGCCGCAAGCTGAGCGTCAATGCGCCCCAGGCGTTGTTGCAACTCTGCACTCCCGCGCGACAACTGCGAGCCGTCGATAGTGCCAGCGGCGAACAGGCCCGCGAGTTCATCCTTGCGCGCCTGCAAGCCGTCACGCTCAACTTGCAGCGCTGCCAGGTCGGGGCCGTCGCCTGACTCAAGCACCACCTTTGCGTCTTCACGCGACAGCCGTTCGATCACCAACGCATCAACGAACTCGTCAAGCGCGTCCTTGCGCTGAGACAGGTGAGGGCTGGCCGAACACGAATACGCCTTGTAGGAGGTTTCCTTTGTCCGCCCCATCGTGAGGACACGCATGGTCGCGCTGCACTTGCCGCAACGGTAGACACCGCTCCCCTGGTGAGCGCGCTCGTAGGAAACGCTCGTCCGTCGAGTCGGGTCGGCAATCACAGCCCGCAGCGCGTGCAAGGTGTCTACGTCAAAGATTGCCGGCCAAAGCGCCGGGCCAACGATCTTGCCGCCTTGCTCAATCAGTCCCGCGTTCCGTGCCCGCGTGAGCACCTTCCGAACACTCGTTGCAGTCCATGTCTCGGTGCCCCGCGCTGTCTTGATTCCTGCGCCCATCCATGCCAACGCTATCGACCTCAGGGATACGCCACTGAGCAGCTGTGCCGCTGCCTCACGGATAGCGTCAGCCTCGTCGGGCACCAGGTCCATTCCGCCGTCTGTGTACCCGAACGGTCGGGGTCCACCACGGAACTTTCCGGCAAGGGCCTGTTGCTGCTTGGCGCTCCGCACCCGCTCGGCCGACCGCTCTACCTCGTACCGAGCGATGCCAGCGAACATGGTTGCGTTCAGTCGCCCCGTTGGCGTTGACAGGTCGATCTTGCCCGCCTTGACCGTCCGAATGGTGACCTCATGGTCCTCACACACCTGCACCAGTTCCGACAGGTCAGGAATAGACCGATACAGGCGGTCGGTGTGCCAGCTCAGCAATCCGCCAGTAGTTCCCGTGGCGAGTTCAGCCAGCATCGCCCGGTACTGAGGGCGCGGCTTCCGCCCGTACGCAGACGTGTCGTTGTCCACGAACACGCGCACCACGCCCCACCCAAGGTCTGCCGCGAGCTTCCTGCAATCGGCTTCCTGGCGTTCAACGCCCAGACCTTCACCAAGTCGGTCCTGCGAGATTCGGCAGTAGATAACAGCGTCCCCGGGTAAACAGTCTATCTTGACTTTCCGTCACGACGGTGTAGAGAATGGCGCCGAAGGCCGCGGCGGCGATGGTGCCGATGGCGTACTCGGTAGGAGTAGTTTACATACATGAGTACGCCGCACAATCCGACACGAGCACTGATTGTCGTTCGACTGTCGCGCGTCACCGACGCGACCACTTCACCCGAGCGCCAGCTGGATGCATGTCGCGCGCTGTGCGAAAAGCGCGGATACGAGGTTGTCGGCATCGCCAAGGACTTGGACGTATCCGCCGGCCTCACGACCCCGTTCCAGCGCCCGCAACTCGGGGGCTGGCTCGAGAATCGGTTTCATGAGTTCGACGTGATCGTCGTCTACCGGATGGATCGCATCGTTCGGCGGTTGCTCGACCTGGCCGATCTAATCCGATGGGGACAGACTCACTCGGTCTCGCTAGTGAGCGCCACCGAGTCGTTCCTGGACCTGACGTCACCGTTTGGGGACATCATCGCGTTGTTGGTGGCGAAGGTAGCCGAGCTGGAGCTGGAGGCGATCAGCTCTCGAATCGCATCCGCGTACACCCACAATCGGCAGCTCGGGAAATGGACCGGAGGTGCCCAGCTTCCCTGGGGGTACCTTCCTCGCCAGACCGACGATGGTTGGCGGTTGTTCCCCGATCCCGAAGCCGTCCAAGTGATCCACGAGGTTGCCGAGCGCGTCCTATCCGGTGAGCCGCTACGAGCAATCGCTCACGACTTGAACGAACGCAAGGTTCCGACGGCCAAGGACCGCATGAACGCTCACCTGGGCCGCGATCTGAAGGGCTATCAGTGGGCCTCGCAGGGGCTCAAGCGGTCGTTGACGCAGCCGACGATGCTTGGGTACGTGACGGTGCGTGAACCGAAGCGGAACGCGAACGGCGAGATCCTGCGGGATGCACGCGGACGAAAGATGTTCGAGGCCGAGGACGTTCTACGAGGCCCTGACGGCTCGCCTATCCAGCGGGCCGAGCCGATCCTGACCAAGCATGTGTTCGACCAGCTCGGCGTGGAGCTGGCAGGCCGCGAGAACCGGAAGGAGCCGACCAAGCGGTCGACAGCACTGCTTCTTCAAGTCATCTTCTGCGGAGTCTGTGGGCGGCCGTGTTACCGACTGAAGGGTGGCCAGGGCCGTCGGCCCCGCTATCGGTGCTCGTCAGCGCAATACAAGTCCACCTGCGGCAACGGCTCAGTCGTGATGGAGGAACTCGACAATCTAGTCGAATCGTCGGTTCTTGCACTCATGGGTGATTCCGGGCGGCTGCAACGGATTTGGGATGCGGGCGAGGACAACGCAGCCGAGCTAGCAGACCTGGACACCACCCTCGCCGACCTTGCCGGCCAGGTAGGGCGAGGACCATACAGAGCAGGTACGCCGCAGCGTGCGGCACTCGATGCGAACATCGAGGCGCTCGACAAGCGCCGAGAGGAGCTGGCTGCAGCAACCACCAGGCCCGCTGGCTGGACCTGGCAGCCGACCGGCGAAACGTTCCGCGACTGGTGGGAGTCTCTGGACCTCACCGAACAGAACGTCTATCTCCGCACGATGGGCGTCAAGGTCACGTTCGAGAAGCGCGAAGAGCTGCAGGTTCATCTGGAGCTGGGCGAGCTGCGGAAGATGGCCGAGGAGGTCAAGACTGCCGGAATAATCGAGACGATCACCGAGAGGTTCTCCACGATGGCCGAGCAGGGCATCCAGGGAATGGAGATCTTCCACGACAAGGCGGTTGTCGTCATGAAGACGGGCGAGCGGTTCGAGATCCCGCGAGGAGAGGCCGAGTAGTGACCGGGCACCGGGGTCGGTCAAAAGCAGGCAGGCCCCGGCACCCTCGGAACCGAGGACCGTTCCGCTGCGTCTGAGTCGGTATGGGCGACGAACGAGAAGACTTCATACTGTGGGAGTTGGAGATCCTGCGAGACCGCTGGAGGTCCCAGGAGGACCCAGAGAGTTGGATCCCGTAAAGGAGCCGCAAGTCCTGCGGCTCACAATTGTTGTGGACGCCCATTAATTGGGTGGAGCCGACCCTTGTGCAATCCCTATTTCCCCAGCCTTAATCCCTTCCGGCAATTCCGAATTGGCGGCCATCCGTTTATTGCATCCGGTAATTGCCCCTCGGGCCGGCACCCGAATTAGTCGGACCGCTATTACTCCACCCCGATTGGCCGGCTCTTGTCCCGCCGACCCGGCGGGAGTACCCTCGAATCAGTCCGCCGGATCGGGCGGACATGTGGTCGTGTCCTCAATCTGAGCGTCGCCATTGTGGCCCCCCAGGAGCCACGGAGAGCGACTAACCCACCATGGCATGGATGGTTGGGTGGGTACGCACCTTAAGGCCGTCAGCGTGGACGCTAGAGGCCCGCATCAAAGTGCATGCTGGTCAAGCATGGTTTTTGCTGCCCTACGCGGGCGCGCGCATCAGAGGATATCTTTGATCTAGTCCTGCAGCTGCAGGAAGATTGAGTGAGGGAACCCCCTTTAGGGGGTTCCCGAACTAGGGAACTAGGGGATTCTCCTTAAGAGAATCCCTATCTAGATATATTATTAGGAGCCCCTTTGAAGGGGCTCCAATAACCATTCTTTAATGGTTGATAATAACCCCCCGAAGGGGGTTCTCAGCGGCACCTGAGGGTGCCATTTGGAGCGCCAACAATGGCGCATCTGGAGGGTCCAGAATGACTCCTGGGAGGAGCCATAAATGGCTCTAGAGCAACTCCTCTGCCATTCAAAGAATGGCGAATACGACACCTTCGGTGCGCTTTGTTTTGGTGTCTACCATCTGCCTACTCGGCCTCGCCAACCCTGGGCCCCCATCCGTGGTTGAGGGGGCCGGGCTGGCTCCTGAGCCTCATACGGCAGATGCCAGCCACAGCCCCAGGTTACAGATCGGTAACAGGCACCTGGATGCGGGAGAGAGGCCCGCATCTAGCCGTGAGTTCCGACACACATCCTGAGGAGAGGCATGAACACCAACATCATCGGCCGAGTCGAGACCTCGGCATCCGGCATCGAGTACGTCCGCCCGCTCAGCACGGCGGACGCCAAGCTGGTGCCGAACAAGGTCGACAAGTGGCGACGCGAGAACCCGAACCACGTGGTCAGGCAAGAGGTGGAATCGACCGGCGGGGCCTGGGTCCAGTTCTGGGGATTCCGCGTCTACTACGGCCCGTGCGCCGACTGCGACGGGCTCGTCCACACCCGCCGGAAGATCTCGCACAAGAAGAACGGAAGCACCGACACCGGTCGGTGGCCGAAGTACTGCACCGACTGCAGCGAGAAGCGGCACGCGGCACACAACGCAGCCGCAGCTGAGCGGATGCGGAACCTGCGGAACCTGCGGAAGAGTCGGAGAGAGAACCTGCTGGCACAAGGCGTCACCCCTCGGCAGCCGGGTAGGCCGAAGGGATCGTGGAGCACCCCCGCCAGCGAGCCGTGTGGCTCCTGGATCAGGACCGTCCCCAATATGAGTTACGTCACTTAGAGGACTGAAACTGTGTTCCGTATTTCTACTGAAGATTTGAAAGGGGAAAGACATCCCTTATGAACGTGCGAGCTTGAGCGCCGGTGGGGTCGGTGCTCGTTCGCATCCGACGAGTCCCCAGCTCGTCGGAGGTCGGTCGGTGTTGCTCTCTTCTCCGCCGACCGCCTGAACTTCCCGAGGTTGCCTGACCTCGGTAGGCCGCTGCTTCATCAGCGGATAAGGGACATGGCCTGTCCCGACTCCTAGTGAGAAGTAAGAGCCCCCGGTCTGTCTCGTCGGACAGCAGACCGGGGGTTTTTCTCGGCCCCTACCTGATAGCCCTACCCCGAAAGGAGGCCCGCCATGCGGACCTGTCGATCCGGTCAACACCATATCCACGGCCCCGCGGACCTCCGCCGCGATGGCCGGTGCATCCGCTGCAGCCGCGCCACACAGCGCGCGTACCGAGTCCGGTGCCGAGATGCACTGCGGACACTGCAGGCGCTTGCCGAATAGGCCGAGTGCCGGCCAGCCAAACACCGCCTGAGATCCACGGAGACGGACGAGTACCGCCACCTCCAGAGTGGAGGTACCCCCAAGATCCCGAGGGCTCAGAAGCCCTCACAGCGGCACGATGCCGCACGCACCCACGAGGCCACGACCCCACGTCGTGGCTTGTCGCATTTCCAGAGGAGAGAACACGCATGAACGCACCGACCGAGACAACCGCAGACGCTGTCGAGTACCGAGGCCCGCATCGGGTCTGGAACGTCGGCCCCGAGGCCGTCGTCACCCTCACTGGCCATCCGTTCGATGGCCTGCAGATCACCCATTGGTCGGTGGACTGATGAGCATCTACCTCGCCGCTGGCGCTGCGATGGCGCTGGACGCCTGGAGGCTCGCCCGATGAACGCAGAAGCCCGAGAGGCCGCGTTCCAGCGGCACCTGCAGATGTCCACCAAGTACATCGAAGCCATCCACGAGGCGGGAGACCTCGCCTGGTTCGAGGAGCTGCACCCGCGCCGGTACGTGATCCTCGCTCAGCTCGGGATGGATGACGACATCGAAGAGATCGACCTACGCCGTGCGCTGTTTATGCGCCGATACCGATAGCTCAAAGGAGAGATGAGCAGATGCAAGAAACACAGACCGCTGTTCCCGGCCCTGAGAGCCACGCTGATGAGGTTTCTACCGATTCGAGTATCTCGGGTACCCCTGACACCGATGGCGGTGCTCAGCGCACCAGCAAAGAAGCCCGGTACCGAGTCGAGCGGAACCAGGCCCGCGAGGAGCTGACCGCTGCCCAGGCTCGCATCGAGCGGATGCAGCGAGCCGAGGTCGAGCGACTGGCTGCGGACGCAGGCCTGGCACATGCGTCCGACGTGTTCACCCTCAGCGGGAACGAGCCGGTCGACTACCTCGACGACGACGGCAACGTGGACCCGGAGAAGGTCGCGGCGGATGTCGCCGCCGTCCTAGCCGAGCGTCCCGGCCTGCGGAAAAACGTCCCCGCGTTCGATCCCTCGCAGGGCACCGGAGGCACCAAGCCGAAGTCGGCCGCCCCGACGTGGGGCGCACTGTTCCAGTGACTTCGAACGCTGTGGTCTGTGGCTGACAGCGTTCACCTAAAGGGGCTGTGCCCCATAAGGATTTGGTCTGTGACCGTCTCCTGATCCACCCCATATCAAGGCCTCCAGCAATCGAGCTGGGGGCCCTTTCCTATATGTCCAGGAGGACACACCATGGCAGTTCTGAACAACAACCTCGCCAACGCCTTCACCCCGGAGGACTACGGCAAGCTGATCGACACCGAGGTCGACGCGAAGTCTGTGGCCTTCCAGGCCGCAACCGTCGTCAACACCGACAAGCACCAGGTTCGTTTCCCGGTGCTGCTCTCGGATCCCGAGACCGGCTGGTACGCCGAGAACACCCCGATCACCCTGGTCGACCCGGAGACGAACGAGATCGTCGTGATCCCGTCCAAGGTTGCGGGTCTGACCCAGGTCTCGAATGAGGCTGTCGACGACACCGATCCGGCGGTTGCCGCGATCATCGGCCAGGCGCTGGCTCGTGACATCGGCAAGAAGATCGATGCCGCGTTCTTCGGCAACACCGTCACCAACGGCCCGTCGGGCCTGCTCTCGGTCTCGGGTGTCCAGATGGTCGACACCGGAGCTGGTTGGACCACGCTCGATTACGTCCACGACGCGAAGTCTCAGGCGATGGCCCACGGTGCCGACCTGACCCACATCGTCCTGGCCCCGGACGTGGCTCTGGCGCTGTCCAAGGCCAAGACCGGCACCGGCTCGAACCAGGGCCTGCTCGAGACCGTCGACGACGGAATCAAGCTCGCTGGCCTGATCGCTCTCGTCTCGCCTGCGGTCACCCCCGGCAACGCTTGGGCTCTGGATTCCTCGCAGGTCATGACCGTCCGCCGCAAGGGCACCACGGTCAGCCAGTCGAAGGATGCCGCGTTCGGTTCGGATGCAACCCAGATCCGCGCCGTCTCTCGAGTCGGATTCGGTTACGCGAATCCGGCGGGCATCGTCCGGCTCTACGACGCTGCCTGACTTGACATACCCAGGGAACGGCTCGGACTACCGTGTCAGCATGAACGGACGCACTCTCAAGATCCTTGGTATCGCGCTGGGCGCATTCGCGGTTGCCGTCTTTCGGGTGACCGATGAGGACGTCTATCGCCACCGAGAGGAACAACGCAGGAAGCACTACGGGGACCATCCGCGATGGACCGACAAGAATCGCTGGGAGTAGCCCGGACTAACGAAAGCCCCGCACACCCGAAGGTGTGCGGGGTGTCGACGGGAACGAGTCTGGGGACAGTCGCCACCGGCTAGGGCTACTCCTCGAACGCGGCGAGTAGTCCGCCGTCCCCGATCACGGGGATGTCCTGGATCGAGAGGGCCTCGCCCAGCTCCTGGCTCGGCTCGCCGAGTACCTCTGCAAAGAACGCGTCTAGGCCGTCGAGGGCCTGACCGCTGGTGTCTGTTGTCTGCACCAGCACATGGTCACACACACGCCAGTGCCCGAGCCTCGCTCGGGCTCGGCCTGGCCCCTCGGCTGGCCCCTCGGCCTGGCCGAGGGGCCTGGTGCTGAGGCCCGAGGCTGTGCCTCGCCCTCGCCCTGGTGGTGCCTCAGGTGCCCTCCGAGGGCGCATGCACCTGTGGATCAGTCGCAAGATTCAAGAATAATCCCAGGTCAGCGTAGGTTTCTGACCTCTCCGAATCGAGGGGTCACCTACCCCCACCCCGGTTACCCCCCCCACCACGGGTCTGACCGGGTGGTAATGCGCCTGGCATATCCGATGCCGTGGCATCCAGCTGATTTATCCGACGCTCTCGCGATGCCGAGCCGCTCCGCCAGCGATTTTTCTGGCACCGAATTTCCCCTGACCTGCACGAACGGCCCTCCGCGGGCCTCTCAAACGACCCATAAAGGAGGCCTGATGGCCGAGAAACCAGAGATTCCCAGAGCCCCAAAGGGCCTTTTAGCCCGTGGAAAGCAGCTCTGGCGCGAGCTGCACGAGGTCTACGACTTCGCAGACGCTCCCGAACGGAGGGCCATCCTCGAGGAGGCCTGCCGGACCGCTGACGTGGTCAAACGGCTGCAGGCAGTAGTCGACGCAGCCGACGATCTCCGCGTACGAGGCTCGCAGGGGCAGCCGGTGGCCATGCCCGAGCTGCAGGAGCTGCGGCAGTACCGGGCGCAGATGGCGCAGCTACTCAAGGCGCTGTCGTGTCCCGACGACGAGGAGACCCTGTCTCGGTCCGAGCTGGGCAAGCTCGGCGCTGCAGCTCGCTGGAAGCCGGGTGCCTGATGGGACGACCGAAGCGACACAACCGCACCCGGTCGGCCTCGAGCCCCGAGGCTCTGGCTGCCCTCCTGCCGGACGATCTCCGGTCCCTGCAGGGTCTGGGTACCCCCAGCGACTACCAGGCACTGAGAGGCCACGTCGTCGACTGGCTCAACCACGCCGCACCAGGTCAGGGCCAGGTTCTGACCTCTCCCGTGATGGATGCAGCCGGTATGTCGGCCGCTGAGTTCTACCGAAAGGCACTCACCCAATGACGTACGCGACATCCGCCGACGTAACCACGCTGTGGGCGAAGGAGCCTGAGCCTGAGGTCATCACGCTCATCGATCGCCGGCTCGAACAGGTCGAACGCATGATCGTTCGCCGGATCCCTGACCTGGCCGACCGAATCGCGGCTGGAGACATCGACAAGGCCGATGTGGTCGACATCGAGGCCGAGGCAGTGTTGCGGGTCGTCCGCAACCCAGAGGGGTACACGTCGGAAACCGACGGCGGGTACTCGTACCAGTTCAACGGCGAGGCATCCTCGGGCAAGCTCGAGATCCTCCCCGAGGAGTGGCAGACGCTCGGGATTCGACCGAGCAAGGTCTTTTCCATCGTCCCCAACCTCGTTGCACCCGTCCGAGGTCCGTCGTTCGGCTCCGGGGGCTAG